TTTGATGCGTTGCTCAGTACAACGCTCGCAAACTATCGTGACCAACTCACGGACAACATCTTTACAGCACGCCCGTTGACCTACTTCCTTCAGGATAAGGGTCGCATCCGCATGCTTAACGGTGGAACCAAGATTGTTGAGCCACTCATCTACGGTGAAAGTACAACTGTTAAGTCGTACAGTGGTTATGACTCAATCTCGTTGACCGCACAAACTGGCATCACGGCTGCTGAATACGATTGGAAGCAGTACGCTGCATCAATCGCAATTAGCGGTATTGAAGAAGCCAAGAACAACGGTGAACAAGAAATCATCAACTTGTTGGAAGCCAAAATCATGCAGGCTGAAGAATCAATGCGTGAAGGTTTCAACCGCATGTTCTACGCCGATGGAACTGGTAACAGCAACAAGGACTGGAACGGTCTTGGAAACCTCGTTGAGGCTTCAGGAACCGTTGGCGGTATCAACCGTGCAACAGCAGGTAACGAGTACTGGCGTTCATACGAGGAAAACACCGCAACAGCGTTGACCCTCGCACAAATGTCAACTGCTTACAACAGCGTTTCTGTTGGTAACGACCACCCAGACATGGTTCTCACAACCCAGACTTTGTTTGAAAAGTACGAAGCATTGTTGCAACCACAGTTGCGTTACACTGACACCCGTACCGCAGATGCTGGATTCCAGAACCTGTTGTTCAAGGCTGCTCCTGTTGTTTACGATGAGCATTGCACCGCAGGTATTGTGTACTTCTTGAACAGCAAGTACCTGACCTTGGTTGGTCACTCAGGCAAGTGGTTCTCACAAACCGAGTTTGTTCGTCCTGAGGACTTGGATGCCCGTTATGCACTCATCATGTGCTACGGTAACCTCACCTGCCGTAATGCTGCAAAGCAAGGCAAGTTGACGGCTAAGACAGCCTAGTTAAGTAATCCGATGGTGGGGGCGCAAGCCCCCATTATCATAATAAAAAAAACACAAAATTCAAAAATTTAGGAGAATGATATGCCACTTATTTCAAACACTAGCGGTGCAATTGACCGTACCCGTCTTGCAGACTGGGCAACCAAAGAAGAAAAAGTAACCGTAGTAGCAGCAACAGACGCAGCAACCGTACAGGTTGCAGCAACTCTTGCTGGTGCAGCACGCACACTATACACGATGACCCCAACAGCGTCCCGTACTTTGACCACACCAACTGGTGCGGAACTTGGTGCAGCGTTTGGTGACGAAGCAGTTGGTTCAAGTTTCCAATTCACTGTTGTCAATGTTGCCGCAGCAACCCACCCAATTGTGGTAACTGCTGGAGCATCGGGTGTAACACTTGTTGGTGTAGCAGCAACCTTTTCGGTTGCAGCAGCATCGTCAGCAACTTATGTTGCAGTGTTTACTGCCGCAGACACGGTTTCAATCTACCGAGCATAATCCCCACTAGGGAACAAATTGATAATGGTGGGGAGCAGAAACTCCCCACCATTACTTTATCTAGGAGCATTTATGCCTGTTAAATATAAGATTCTGTCCAGCCATGCAGATGCTAAACCTAAGGCGGGGACAAAAACATCAAACTACCCTAAGGGTGTTGAGGGTTCTATTCCTTATAGCCCAAAAGTTAATGCTGATGGTAAGCGTAAAACAAAACAAGCACGGCAACAATATGGTATGGGTAAATACGAAACTAAACGAGGAGCAAAGTAATGGCAATGAAAAAGAAAGCACCAGCACGCAAGCGTTCTAGCGGAGCAGGTGATGCTTGGAACCGTAACGATGAAAAGTTGTACGGTATTATGGGTGGCAAAAATAAAACCAAGTATGCTGAGGACCAAGCAACTTACCGTGAGTTTGGTCGCACCTATGGTGGACCAACTGACGCTGCGAGTGTTGCTATGCGTAAACGCCGTGAGGCTGGTGACTTCTCGTTTGGTGAAAAGCCAAAGAAGCGTATGGGTCTTAGTACTCCACGCAAGAAGGCTGGCAATAAAAAGAATGATTCAGTGCGTGGTGAAAACATGCGTAAGCGTAAGCGTTATGACGACAAAATGGGATATAAACCAGAATTTGTTGGCAAGCCACCAAAGAAGAATGTTAAACGAGGAGCAAAATAATGCGTAAACCCGCTATTGAATCCCGTGTGGGTCATGCCCGTGGCATTGATGATGTAATTAAACCTATAGCAAAGGGTCTTAAAAAGGCAGCCAAAAAAGCCAACAAGGCTAAGAATGATATTCCTGACCCTAATTATAAAAAGAATCCTTACAACAAAAAGGGTGGCATGACTACTGATTATAAGGATTATGTTTTGCGTAACAGCCGAGGAGACTACTAGAAATGGCATCCAGCAAGAAACCAAAAGGCATTGAAGAAGATTTGGCAAGAAAGATTTTAGCGTTGCTCCGTAAGGGTACGCCTGCTGCTAAAAAGAAAGCAAAAGAACTTCAAGGTATTCAGCGTGCTTACCGTGATGATGCTTCAAAAATGCGTTCAAATAATGCAGCACTTGGTAGAGAGTATGACCGTAAACTTGGTGCAGAATATTATGCAACCAAGCGGGCTACTGAATCTAAGAGTGTTTCTCAGCGTTTGCGTGAGGAATCCCGTTTGCGTGGTATGGACAGCAAGTTTAAGAAGGTTGCTGCAAGGGACCGTGCTGATGAAACTAAAGCGGCAACTGCCGCAGGTATGCGTGCTGAACGCCGTAAAGCAACTAAAGAGGCTGGTGGGCGTAATGCTCCTGACCGTATTGATGCCCGTAAGCGTGCCGCAGCAAACCGTGCTAAGAACGCTAAGCCTAAGAAGCCACGCAATCCAAAGAAGTAATCGTGGCTAAGCCCAAGAAACAGAAACCCAGTTTTGATATCGGTGACCTATTGGGGTTTCTGAATCAACCTAAGGTTAAGGCTGGAACTAATTTGTCGCAAGGCAAATTAACCAGTCAGGATGTTATGGGTTTGATGGGTGGCGGTCAGTCTAAGGCTGCGCCTTATTCTGATGTTTTGGCTCAGGCTGCTAATACCAAGGTTAAACAGGATTATGAAACCGCCAAGTTTTTAGCGGATTTTGCTTTACCTTTCAGCGAAGGACAAAGGCTGGTTCAGGGTAAGTCTGAACCTATGGACCCATTATGGGCTGCATTAAGTGTTGCGCCTTTGGGTAAGGCTGGAAAAAAGTTCAAGAATCTTGACAAACAAACCAAGATGTTGATAAAAATGTTTGGTGGTTCCAAGATGGGGCGGAATCAGTATGTTGGTTCTAACAGTGGTTCAACGGATTATACTTATTCTCCGTTTGAATTGTTGTTGATGCAATTAGCAGGAGAATAAAGGGTTTGGGGAACAATTCCCCTATGAGTGATGAACAATAACTCTGTCCCTGCTCACTCCTATTATGGAACCCCTCAGACTGGCTACCGCCTTGCGGCGGTTGCTGGTTCCCGTATTGCCGCCCCTAGTGGACCTTATATTGGTCGGGGTGACAAATGCACTGGTAACGATGATACTTGTGGTGCGAACAAGGTGCGTGGACAGCAGTTTTGTGCAGGTCATTTAAAGAAAATCAAATCTGAACAGGAGGCATAATGGCTTATGCCCAGATGACCGCAACATCGTTGCGTCAAACAGTACGAGACATAACGGACCTTGACTCTGAGGACCTACCCGATTCGTTACTAAACCTTTATATCCGTGACGGCTACTACCGTATATTGGACATTGAGAAGCGTTGGACTTTCCTAGAGAAGTCGTTTACTTTTAATACTGTTGCTGAGCAACGGGCTTACCCTATTAGTGCTTTTACTGCTGACCCTATGTCACAAATTGTGTCTATTGTGGATAACACGGGTATTGGTTTGCGTTTGGACATGGTTTCACATGATGAGGCTGAAAGCACCTATATCGGTGCGTATGACACGAGTGGTGACCCATTGTTTTATTCTATTTGGAATGGCAACATCCATCTGTTTCCAAAACCAAACAATGCTCGTACTTTGACTGTCCGTGGTTATCGTGAACCTATTGATTGGGTTACTGAGGGTGGCAATGTGGACGCTAGTGCTAACTTGCATTTTGCTTTAGTTTAT